AAAAAAATTAATCAGTTATGAAAGCAGCCGTTATCGGTATGGTAAATAATGTTGGTAATTCCGTCTCCCATCATGGAGGCGGATATTATCACGTTATGTTAAATATACTAAAAAATTGTCAACCATTTGAATTAGATATTAATCCTAATCCATCTTCATGGAATGACTATGAAAGAATATACATATTAGAAGGAGTTAATTATCAAGAAAACGCCTTTAATTTTATTGGAGGCCCACAACCAGAGCATAGGCAAAAATTAGAAGCTATTGCAAATTATAAAGGTTTAATAATTAATGTCAATGTACCATTAGATTTAAATATTTTTAATAATAGATTTAAACTACAACATAAATTTAGTTTTAATAATACTATAGACTATGCTAGAATGTATGGTATAGATACTAGAAAATTAGTAAGAGGAGACTCTCATTCATTAAGTGTTTGGAAACCAGGCTTTGGTTTAGATAGAACTGATGGTAAAACATTATATGGATTTTTAAAAGATTCAGATTCTATAGTTCAAGATTGGAATAAAAAATACGATGAAACTATAACTTATTTTTCAAATATTGATATTAGATTCCACTTAATGAGACAGTCTAATCCTGAGCAAGCAACTAAAAATTTATTTACTCAGTATATTAAATTTAGTTCTAAATTAAATAATAACACTATAGTTGAACCATTACCTATAGAACATGAATCAAGAAAATTGCCAGGTACTGGATTGTATAAAGGACAAAAATATTTTGGTACAAGAGAAGAAAGAATGCATTTAAGACAGATTGCAATAGATTTAATAAGAGAGTCTGGACAAAAATATTTAAGTTGGCCTGAACAATGGCATCACGATGATGGAACTAAAATGTTAAGTATATTAGAACCTAAACAAAGTGTTCACCTTAAACCAAAATATTATTTATATTTTAATGAAATCATAAGTCAATAGATATTTATTATAAATTTACTGACTATATGAATTATAAAAAAATATACGATTCTATTTGTAATAGAGCTAAACTTGAAATTAAAGATAGAATTAATAATAAAAAAAAAGGTGGCTATTATGAAGGTCATCATATAATACCAAAATGTTTAGGTGGAACTGGTTGGCCAACACAAGTAAATCACCCAAATATAGTTTTATTAACAGCTAGAGAACATTTTTTATGTCACTGGTTATTATATGAAATATATCCTAATGATTATAAGCTAGCTAAAGCATTTCAAATGGTATGTTGTATAAAAGATAAAAATCAATCAAGATATACACCAAGCTCAAGAGTAGTTGAATATGCTAAATTAAAAAGCGCAGAATTACATTCAGTATATATGAAAAATATATTTTGGACCGATGATATGAAACAAAAAATGTCTAAAAAACACACTGGTAAAAAACATAGTGAAGAAATAAAAAAAATAATAAGTAAGAGAATAAAAGAGTCTATAACAGAAGAAAGTAAAAAAGAGCGTAGTATTAGAATATTAGGAGAATTAAATCCATCTAAAAGAGACTCAGTTAGACTAAAAATGAGTGAACGTGCAAAAAATAGACAAAATATAAAATGTCCATATTGTAATAAAATAGGGGCAATTAACCAAATGAAACAGTGGCATTTTGATCGCTGTAAGTTTAAATTATAATAAGATAAACTAATGAATAAATTTATTATAAATCAAGACCTTTTAGAAGCTCTTGATGAATATGATAAGAAAAGTCTATTAATGCAACAGCATGGTAGTCTAGGTATGCCATATGATGGAAATTTATATGAAGATGTAAATGATGATCTTATATATCATGTACCTATATATGATACTGCCCATAGAAAGTATGCTGCATTCTGCGCATTTACAGAAGCTGTTTGGCATAAAGAAAATGATGTTAGAAATATGGGTAAACACTTTAATCATCATGATATTAAAGATGAGTTTGATTGGTTTATGCTATTTTATTTATTTAGATTATGTGGATCTGGTATTAATTATGTACCTAGATATAAAACAGATGGCATTAAAGATATACTGGGTACTCATGGTTTCGGTAATTTTTGGGTGGTTGATTCTATATTAAATGGAAAATATACATGGCCAGAATGGAAAGAAGACCTAAAGAAGCGCATTCGTCCATTTACAGATAATAAAGGATATTTACTACCGCAATTCTCATTTGAAGGTCAAACAGGAAACCACTTACGTAGATTTATATTAGACCATTCAGAAGATTTAGTTAGATCTATATATGATAGAGTTGTAGGAGGTAGACAAGACATATATCAAGTAACAGATTATGGAAATAATCATCTAAATAATATTGGATTTAAAAAACAAAATTTTGTACTTACTGCATTTGCTGCAGATTTAGGTGAATATTTTCCAAATTATGTAAATCCAAGAGGATGGGTATATGCAGGAACAAATGCAGTTAAATGTATAAAAGCTATATTTCCAAAAGTTAGTCCAAAAATAAAAGAATTTGAGTATATTAATGAAGTACTACAATTTTTATCAAAAAGATATAACTTAAACCCAATAGATTGCGAAGATAGTAGAGCATGCGATGTAGTTAGATATTTCCAAGAATACCAATCACCAGACCATATTATTAAAAATAATGGAAAAATTATGAGTAATAATACAATTCTTAAACAAACGTGGGGCCATGATAAGTACTATGACTTTGCAAAAAAATTAAAATAATATGTTTATAAATAAAGCAACAGATCAATCAAATTTAGATATGGCAGATGGTAGAAATTTAAACTACTATTTGGAAATGACTAAAGATTATAAACCTGATTTTGAATTTAAAATAAAACAAGTTGATGGGTTTAATCTTATAGATGATGGTGAGTTTCAATATGGTACTAAAGCTAAAATGGGAGATTTCATGATCAGCCAAGTAAAAGAAGATACTCTAGTTTATGTAGCACCAAGAACAGGTTATGCACCTTATTCACTTACATATCTTGCAAAAAAGTATAATAAAAAATTAGTGCTATTTATGCCAGCGTCTAAAGAAGTATCTGAACACCAACTTCGAGTTATTGAAGACGGTGCTACTCCTATATTTCTTAAAACCCCAGCGATGCCAACTATAAATGCTTGGGCAAAAGAATTTGCTCAAAAGACTGGAGCAAAATATTTACCTTTTGGTCTTAAACACGAACAAGTTGTAGCAGGAGGTGTTAGAATATTTTATGATGCATTTAAGAATTTGGATATTCCAACTATGTGGACCGTATTTTCAACAGGAGTACTATCTAGAACACTTCAGATAGCACTTACTAATACCGAATTTAATGCTGTAGCTGTTGCAAGAAATATACAACCAGGAGAATTAGGAAGAGCTAAATTTTATACCTATCATAAACAGTTTCTTAAAGAATGCGATATAGACACTCCATTTGATTGTATTAAAACATATGACGCAAAAGGTTGGGATTATATGAAAAGATATGGTAAATTAGAAGATTGGTTTTGGAATGTTGCTAAAAATATGCCAAAGCCAACAATTAAACCTAGTGATATTGATTCTCAAAGAGAGTGGGGAGATAAATCTGATATAAATAAATACTTAGGACTATAAAGTATTTATACTATAAAGATAATTTTTTTTAATTAAAACAATTTTAGTATATTTGACTATATGAATATTTTAGAAAAAGCAAATGAAATAATTTATAAACGATCTGAAGAAAAGGAAAGACAGTATGGTCCTATTCAAGATGGTATGATTGAGGCTGCTAAAATAGCATCTTTATTATCAAGAAAAGAAATAACTCCTACAGACATGTATAATTGTATGATAGCTCTTAAATTATCAAGACAAGCATATAATCACAAAGAAGATAATTTATTAGATTGTATTTCTTACATGGCAGCATTAAATGATTATCAAAATAATATAAACAATGAAAGTACAAAAGTTACGACCAGTAAAAACTCCAAGTAGAGGAACGCCGCAAAGTGCAGGTATAGATTTTTACATCCCAGATGATTTTCAACCAGTTACTCTATTTAACGGTGAATCAGTATTAATTCCTTCAGGTATTAAAGCACATATCCCAGAAAATTATATGTGGTTAGCACTTAATAAATCTGGTGTAGCTACAAAATTAGGATTAACTGTTGGAGCTCAAGTAATAGATGAAGATTACGAAGGTGAGATTCATTTACATGTAATAAAAAATACAAATAAACCAGTTACTATTGAACCAGGTATGAAATTAGTTCAGCTAGTATTAGTTCCAGTATTATATGAAGATATTGAAGTAGTAGAAGTATTAGAACCTAGAAATACTCAAAGAGGTACTGGTGGATTTGGATCAACAGGATCATAAAAAATAAAACAATAAAAATAATGAAAAGTAATTACACACACATTATTATCCTTATTGATCGTTCGGGTTCTATGAATGGAATTCAAAAGGATATGGAAGGAGGATTAACAGAATTTATTAAAAAACAAACTGACCTACCTGGTACTTGTACAATAACAGCAGCTCAATTTGATTCACACTATGAAAAATTACATAGTTTAAAAAATGCATCAGAAGTAGGAGAGATTAAAATTAATCCAAGAGGCAATACTGCATTGATAGACTCTATGTGCAAATTAATTATAGATGCAGGTAAAGAACTAAGTAGTTTAAAAGAAGAAGATAGACCAGAAAAAGTATTGTTTTTAACTATTACTGATGGAGAAGAAAATTCATCTCGTGAATATACGAATGAACAGTTAAAAGAAATGATTAAATTACAAGAAGAAGTTTATAAATGGGAATTTGCATACATTGGAGCAAATCAAGATTCTTTTTCTGTTGCTAGTAATTTAGGTATTTCAAATTCATTCTCTAAATCATTTAATTATACTGCGACATCTGCTGGAATAGGCGCTATGTTAACTAACTTAACCACTTCAACAGCTACATATAGATCATCAATAAGTGGATCTTTTGCATTTACAAATACATAAGCAAATGAATAAACAAGCTAGATTAGATAAAGTTTTTATAAATATAGCAAAAGAAGTATCACAACTATCACACTGCGTTCGATCAAAAGTCGGCGCAGTTTTAGTTAAAGATGGTAATTTGATAAGTTTTGGATATAATGGTACTCCTGCTGGAATGGATAATTCTTGCGAAGATAAAATATACATAGCTTCAGATGTTGGCGGCTGGATAGATATTGATACTATAGATGAAACATATCCACATACCGATGATATTGGAAGATATAAACTAGGAACTAAACAACATACTATTCATGCAGAAGTAAATGCTATTTTAAAAGCCGCAAAATCAGGAAATTCTGTAGATGGATCTACTTTATATTTAACATTATCCCCATGTATAGAATGCTCTAAACTAATACTACAATCAGGAATAAAAAAAGTTGTATATTTAGAAAACTATAGAGATACAAAAGGTATAGAATTTTTAAAACAATTTATAGAAATAGAAAAATATGAATAGAATATATAAAACTCCTACAGAATCATTTGAAGAATTATTTAAGTATTTAAGATATTACGGTCATGATTTTGCAAATACAAAAGCAGAATTTAATATATCATTTACAGTACTAGATCCTTTAGATAAAGTAATAAAAACACCAAAACGTAATTTTAATATAGACTATGCTGAATATGAATGGGAATGGTATATGAAAGGAGACAGAGATGCTACAGAAATATCTGAACGTGCCAAGATATGGAAAAATATGATGGTACCAAATACTACTGAAGTAAATAGTAATTATGGATATTTTTGGAATTATAATAATCAATTAGATAGAGTTATAACTGACCTTAAAGAAAATAAAGAAACTAGACGTGCAATAATAGTACATTATTCTCTTGACGAATTAGATCGATATAAGTATGATACTCCATGTAATGATGTACTTAATTTTTATGTTCATGAAGATAAATTACATTTAACAGTATTTGCTAGATCTATTGACTTAGTTTTTGGATATTGTAATGATCAATATACATTTGCAAAGTTAATGGAATATGTTTCAGAAAAAACAGGATATAGTGTAGGTAAAATAAATTGGATGATAACAAATTTACATATCTATCCAAGACATTATGATTTATTAAATTAAACTAAAAATAAAGGTTATGCAATTTCCAACTAAATTATCAAGAGAGTTTTTAGAAGCTAAATTATCATCATTACAAAAGAAAAGTTATAGTAAATTTTATTGGTGGAGAAGGTATCAATCAAGAAAAACATTACATGATCGTCAACCTCTTAGAGATAGGATATATAATGGAGATTTTGAGTCATCAGATTATTTTTATCAAGCAGAATATGAAAATTATTTAGTAGAGGATGTTACAAGTAAAATTAAACACTATGAAGATAAATTAACTCATTTTAGTTTATCAAGAACTAGGCATAAAAAACTTATAGAGGATTATGAAAAAGAAGAGTTTGATATTATGAAAAACCTTAAACGATCTTTCAAAAGAGATTTAGGTATATCAGAAGAAGAACTTTCTAGTATAATGGAAAATTTTGATGGCACCACTCTGGAGTTATATGACTATGTATATGACTTGAAAAAACGTCCAATTCCACTAAAAAGATAAATTTTTCTATGTTAATTATATATAGTATATTTGTATAAATCAAAGTTATGAAAAAGTATTCTAAATTACCTATTCCTAAAGATTCTGCTTGGGATAAAAAAACCTGGCGATATTACTCACCTATTTGGTTTAATCAATTTGTAGATAGCATGTCTAATCTTATTGATTGGCTACCAACCATTTGGCAAGATAGACATTGGGATGACTATTATATTACTAAAGTACTACAACATAAAATTGAATTACAAAGAGCGTACCTAGTAAAACATAATAGACATACTGAAATAGATTATGATAACTTCTGGATGACTACTGTATTGAATTTGATTGAGCGAGAACATGAAAGTTTCTATGAATTAGAAAAGTATGATTATTGTGAAATAAATCATATATTTAGTGAACCTGATAAAAATGGAGTAAGAACAATAAACTCAGAATCAATAAAAGATAATTTAGATGAATACTTATCTAAATATCCATCTACAGTTAGAAAAGTAAAACAATTAAAACCTAATTTAGATAAAAAAGGACTAGCATTATTTGTTGGGATATATAATCAACGAAAATGTAGAAGTTTAATATTTGAAATTTTAAAACAAAAATCAGCCCGTTGGTGGGATTAAATTTAATTTATATGAGAGCTTATGTAATATCAATAACTATATTTTTTTTATTTTCATTATATGTAAATTATAATCAAAATAATAAAATAGTTGATCTAGAAAATCAACTAAAAGAAAAAACAAGTTTGTACTATAATGCTATGGATTCCTTAGATAATATGATGTTTGATACAGAAACAATTGTAGGAAGGTATGAAATGGCTTTAGATTATTTTAAAGAACAAGATTCTTCTTGCGCTAATAAATTTGAAAAAATATTAAATACTAAAACAGAATAAAAGTTATGAACAGAAGAAATTTTTTAAAAAATACAATTGCGACATCTATTGGTATTTCATTATTACCAATTATCGGTTTTTCTCAAACTAAATCATATGATTATATATCGGTACCTAATCCTGCGGTTATGGTTGGTTTTAGAGATAATACTAACAAATATATAGAAAAAACATTTTTTGTATATACACATAGAGTATCTTCATTAGAAGATTTTATGGAAGCTAATAAAGATAATGTTGTTTTTCTTTATAAATACGATCAAGAAACATTTGCTGGAACTACTTTTAAATATGTTAGAGCATTTACAATACCTAAAGGATATGTTGGTGATGTGTCATCAATAAGAATAAATACAAATCTGGTAACTTGGAAAACATTAAAATAAAATGAAAGATTTCTTTAAATATAATCCAGTTTTTGCTACTATACTTTTTATCTTCCTATTATTTTTAGGTATTGGGATCTCATACGATCTTATTACCTATGAAAATAGATCTATGGGAGCTGTTGTGTTGGAACATAATGTTACAGCAGATAGATATGGCAATAGAACTTATACGACTATTGTCAGAACAGATGATGGGATTATAATAGAAAAAGAAGGGCTTAATTATTATACAATACCAACAGGAAGTAGAGTAACCATTGAAGTTAGAAGGCCTAAAAAATAAATAATATGAATAAAGAAAAATATAATCAGATTATAGATGAGGTTTATGAAAATTATTGCAATACATATCCTAACGTAGAAAAAAAATTTAAGTATGAGGGGAGTGATATTGAAGTGAGGAAAATGACACAAGAAGAATTTATCGATTACATCAAAACCGATAATGAGTTTGCTGAAAGGTGGGGATTGAAAATTAAGGAAAGAAAGTTGAGTTTGGAAGAGAGAGTAGAATACTTCAATTCAAAAATGATTAATGAAGGAATTAGAACTCAAATAGCAACAGTAGATGTTGATAAATCTTATTGGAAGAAATCATTGGAAGAAACTAATCATAATATCCCAACAAAGTTAATCACAATATCATATAACAACGAAAAAACTGAAATTTATGAATAAAGAACAAGCAATGATACAACTATTAGAGGTGTATGAAAATCAGATAGCAGACCTTACTATGATGTCTAAAATTGAATTAGGAGATGATGTTATTGAAGAAATTCAGAGACTAAAAAGTATTATAAATGAATAATATAGATAATCAATATCAAGTTTTACTTCAAGATATCCTTGATAATGGAGTGTCAAAACAAGATCGTACTGGCACCGGAACTAAATCAGTATTTGGAAGACAAATCAGATATAAGATGAGCGAAGGATTTCCATTATTAACCACCAAAAAAATGCACTTTAAATCAATCGTAACTGAATTGTTATGGTTTTTACGTGGTGGCACTAATATAAAATACCTTGTTGATAATAACTGTCACATTTGGGATGGTGATGCTTATAAGAGATATTATCATCATAAAGATACATTTGGTCCATTAACAATGGAACAATTCGTAGAAGAAATAAAAACCAATAACGAGTTTGCAAATAAGTGGGGAGATTTAGGACCAATTTATGGTAAGCAATGGAGAAGGTGGTATGGTAAAACAGAATACCTAAAACATAACGGACTTACTATTGGTGAAAATACTGAAATAATAGACCAAATCGCAAACTCAATCAATCTACTTAAAACAGACCCAGATTCAAGACGTAATAGAGTTAATGCTTGGAACGTTGGTGAATTAGACCAAATGGTTCTTCCTCCTTGTCATACTGATTTTCAATTTTTTACAAGAGAGTTGAGTTTGAAAGAAAGGTACATGTTAGTTAGAAAAAACTACCTATGTCCAAAATGGGATTTTGTATTAGATGAAAAAGGAAACCCAGTAACAAATCCAATACCTCAAGATGTATGGTATGATAATTACAATATACCTCGCAGAGCAATCTCCCTAATGTGGAATCAACGAAGTGTAGATACATTTTTAGGTTTACCATTCAACATTGCTTCATATGCATTACTATTAGAAATTATTGCTAAAGAAGTGAATATGATACCTGAAGAATTAATTGGTAATTTAGGAGATACACATTTATATCTAAATCATATTGAGCAAGCAAAAGAACAAATCACAAGAACTCCATATGAGTTACCTGAAGTAAGATTAAGAAATTATGATACTTTAGATGAATTATTAAATACAACTAATAGTATGGATATGATTCAATTATGGAGATATGATTCACATCCAACAATTAAAGCACCCCTTTCAAATTAAACTAAAACTATGTTAAAAATTTTTAATATTTCATTAACTCATAAAATCAGTTTACATTTCGGAGAAGAATCAAGTTGGTATTTGATACCTACAATTTGTTTTCAAAAACTTGATTTAAGAAGTATATGTTCACTTAACTATGTGGAATACTTATTTGCAATAAAATACTTAAAAGTAAGTTGTGGAATTGTAATTAAAACAAATAAAAAATAAATTCACTATAAAGTATATGTAGCTAAATAAAATATATTTATAAATGAATGAAAGTTATACAAATCAAATACAATATAATTGACTATTGCAAATCTACGCAATATCACACCTCTTTATTATTTTTTAACAAAAACAAAACAAGCATGAAAAAAGCGATTTTATCGTTAGTTCTATCAATGATGTTTTTCATTGGATTTGGACAAGTAACAAGTTCGACAATTTCTGGATTTGTCAAAAACTTGAACAATGAACCTTTAGTTGGTGCAACAGTAGAAGCAACACACCAACCAACAGGTACAAAGTACAAAACCAGCACAAACAAAACAGGTTTTTATGTATTACCAAACATTAGAGTTGGAGGACCTTATGTGGTTACTGCATCCTATGTTGGATATAATACAAAAAAAGAATCTGATGTAAATACTGAGTTAGGTAATACATCAGATGTAAGTGTTCGTCTTAGTGAAAGTGTTAGTACACTGAAAGATGTTGTAATTACTAGTACTAAAAACAACACATTTTCAAAAGATAGAACTGGAGCTACTCAACAATTTGGAAGAAGAGAATTAACAACTATTCCAATTACTGGTGCAAGAACTATTGATGGTATTACAAAGTATAATCCATTTGGTAATGGTAATTCTTTTGGAGCACAAGATTCTCGTTTAAATAACTTTACAATTGATGGTTCTCAATTTAACAACAACTTTGGTTTAGGTTCTTCTGCACAAGCAGGTGGTAGAACAGGCGCATCTGCTATTTCATTAGATGCGATTGATCAAATTCAAGTTAATGTAGCGCCATTTGATATTCGTCAAAGTGGGTTTACTGGTGCTGGTATTAATGCTGTTACACGTTCTGGATCTAATCAAATTGAAGGTAGTTTATATCAAACTCAAAGAGATAATAGCTCTACATATGTAGGTAATAATGCTAGAGGTACTACAGTAACAGCATCTAAATTTGATGAAAAAGTAAGAGGATTTAGATTAGGAGCTCCTATTATTAAAAATAAATTATTTATTTTTGGTAATTATGAAGATATAGTAAGAACAGAACCAGGAACAACTTGGATTTCTGATGGATCTCCATTAACAGGTACACAAGTTAGTAGAGTTAAATACTCTGATATGCAAACGCTTTCTAATTTTATGAAAGATAAGTTTGGGTATATAACAGGTCCTTGGGAAGGTTATTCAAATACAAATTCTTCTAAAAAGTTTTTAATTAGAACAGATTGGAATATTAATGATAAGAATAAATTAACTCTTCGTTATGTTCACCATAATTCATCAGCTGAAATTAACATATCAAATTCACAATCAGCCGGTAATGGTAATAGAACAACTCAGTATAATGCAATGAGTTTCCAAAATAGCGGTTACGTTATTATGGATAATACTCGTTCAGCAGTATTAGAATTAAATTCTAAGTTATCTAATACACTCCACAATAACTTAATTGTTTCTTATGATAAGCAAATTGAAGATAGAGCTTATATGAGTAAAATGTTTCCAACTATTGATATTAAAGATGGATCATCAACATATACATCAGTTGGATTTGATCCATTTACACCATCAAATAAATTAGATTATACAACTATTAACTTAACTAATAATATTACAAAGTACTTAAATAAGCATACTTTAGTTGCAGGAGTTAATTTCCAAAAGTATCAATCAAATAATTTATTTTATCCAGCTTCTAATGGTGTTTATATTTTTAATAGTTTGTCAGATTTTTATACTGCAGCTAATCAGTCTTTAGCTAATAATGGTGCACCTTCTACATTTGTACCAGCTCGTTTTCAATTTCGTTATTCTGCATTACCAGGAGCAGTTGAACCAATGCAAACTTTAAAAACTAATCGTTTAGATTTATATTTACAAGATGAATATAAAGCATCTAAAAATCTTAATTTAACATTTGGTTTAAGAGCTAATATTATATCATTTGAAAATACAGCCTTAGAAAATAAAGCAATTACCGCAATGACTTTTGCTGATGGTGAAAAATGGAATACAGGAATATTACCTAAAACACAATTACTATTAGAACCAAGATTTGGTTTTAATTGGGATGCTAGTGGTAATAAAACAACTCAAGTTAGAGGTGGTACTGGCGTATTTACTGGCCGCCCTCCATATGTGTTCTTATCTAATCAAATCGGTAATAATGGTGTATTAACAGGATTTATTGATGTATCAGGATCGGCAGCTACTAAATATGGTTTTACATCTGACCCTAATAAATACTTTATCCCGTCAACTCCAACATTACCTTCAACATTTGATTTAGCATTAACCGATCCTAATTATAAAATGCCACAAGTTTGGAAATCAAACTTAGCAGTTGACCAAAAATTACCTTGGTTAGGTTTAGTAGCTAGTATTGAATTACTTTATAATAAAACACTTAATGCAGTACATTATTATAATGCTAACTTAGACAAGTCAGTTGGTAAATTAGGAGGTGTTGATAATAGAGATCTATATGCAGGTAATGATAATGGCGTAAGAGTAAATGATAATGTCTCAATGGCAGCCGTACTTACTAATAAAAATGGTACATATCACCAATCAGCAACATTTAAATTAGAAAAACCAGCATCTAAAGGTCTTTGGGGTTATATAGCATACACAACTGCAAATGCTAAAGATTATATGAGTGCAGGTTCAATTGCTAGTGGTAGTTGGCAATCTGCTGTTTCTATAAATGGTAATAATAATTTAGGACTATCCACTTCTGATTTTGTAGTTAAAAATCGTATTGTAGGTTTACTAGGTTATAGAATTGAATATGGTAAAAAATATGGTGGAGCAACTACAATTACTTTAGGTTATGTAGGTTCTCAAAATAATCCATTTTCATACATTGTAGCAGGTGATTTAAATGGTGATAGAGTATCAAATAACGATTTAATTTTTGTTCCTGCAAAAGGTTCCGATATTAAATTTGCACCATTAACAGTTGGTACTGGATCAACTGCAGTAACATATACAGAAGCACAACAACAAGCTGCTTTAGATGCTTATATTGCACAAGATTCTTACTTATCTTCTCGTAGAGGTCAATATGCTGAAAGAAATGCAACAGCCCTTCCTTTCTTACATAGATTTGATTTATCAGTAGCACAAGATATTTTTGTTAAGATTGGAGGTAAAAGAAATGCATTCCAAATTAGAATGGATATTCTTAACTTTGGAAATATGATTAACAATAAATTTGGAGTCTCTCAAAGAGCTACTAATACACAATTATTAAATTTTGTAAGTAGAGATGCTAATAATATTCCAACATATAGATTAGCTACTCAAAGAGATGCAAGTGGTACTTATTTAATTAAAAATACATATCAATACAATTCATCAGTATTTGATGTATGGACTGCTCAATTAGGTATTCGTTATACTTTTGGTAAATAGTAATTAAAAATAGATTATAAACTTGGGAGAACTTTTGTTCTCCCATTTTTATTTTATGTATATTAGTAAAAATAATCAATATGTCTTGGGATAGTTATGAAGCCAGAAGAGATCTTCTTTTAGCACAAATGAAAAAACAAACAGACCATCTTTTAAAAGAAGAAAAATTTGAGTTGTGGCAAAAACAAAATGCACCTAAAAAATCATACACTCATAGGCCAAAAGTGTATAGTAGGAATAGCAGAGATAAATATTTATAATAAACCATGGTTAGATTATTGTTTTTATTATTATTATGTCAAAGTGTAGTTGCACAAGATACTGTAAGGTTAGTTCATAAAGAATATACTACGGTATTTTCTAAATCATTAAAATATCCAATATTAGTAGAGTGGTGGATAACAAAAAATAAAGTAACTTGTAAAAATCCACTTCCAAGAAAAGATAAATTCGCTTTAGATCCATTATTACCGCTATATACTGATCTATTAATAGATTATAAAGGATCTGGAATTGATCGCGGCCACATGGCCCCAGCAGCCGATAATCAATGTTCTGGAGATGTTGCAATGCAAGAGTGTTTTTATTTTTCTAATATGGCACCTCAATATCATAGTCTAAATGCAGGTGATTGGAAAACTTTAGAAATGATGACTAGAGATATTGCAATGTTTAGAGATTCAGTTAAAGTTTGGTGTGGATCAGTAGGAGTAGAGAGGAAAATAAATAGAGTGTCAATTCCTACAAAATGTTGGAAAGTTTTATATATTGTAAGTACAAAAGAATATTATTGTTATATATTTGATAACAATACAACAAAACCAGATGGATTAGATAATAATAAAGTAAGTATAGAAGAAATAGAAAAATTAACTAATTTAAAATTTAAAATAAAGTAATATGAATGTTATGTATTTTTCGACCCAATGGTGTGGTCCTTGTAAAATGTTTAAACCAGTAGTACAAGAAGTATCTCAAGAATTAGGAATTCCAGTTCAATATATAGATGCTCAACAAAATCCAGACGCTGCCCAGAAGTATAGTATTAGTTCTGTGCCAACAATTGTAATTACAGATGATAGTGATAATGTACAATTTAAAAATACCGGTGTATTATCTAAAATATCATTAAAAGCAGCACTAGCAAGATTTTAGTTTTATAGTAATATTTATTGATGAATCAAACTCAATAAATAGACTATGAAATTAGAAAACTTAAAAGGGCACATCCCTGAAGCAGTGTTATCGCAGATACCTGAGGTTATTGAAAAGTTTGGATTTAATACTCCATTAAGGCTAGCACACTTTCTAGCTCAATGTGGACATGAATCTGGTGGTTTTAAAGTAGTTAATGAAAATTTAAATTACAGTGCAAAAGGATTGCTAGGAGTATTTAAAAAATACTTTGCTACTGAAGCAAAAGCTTTAGAGTACGAGCGTAAACCTGAAAAAATTGCAAACTTAGTTTATGGTAGTAGAATGGGTAACGGAGATCCAACCACAGGTGAAGGATTTAAATTCCGTGGTCGTGGCTATATTCAATTAACTGGAAAAGATAATTATAAGGCATTTGATCAAGTAGTGCCAGAGAGTATCTTAGAAAGCCCAGATTTAGTTGCTACTAAATATCCATTATTATCTGCTGCTTGGTTTTTTAGTAAGAATGGACTAGAAAAAATAGCAGATAAAGGAGCTACAGATGAAGTAGTAACTATGATTACGAAACGAGTAAATGGAGGGACTATAGGACTTCCTGATCGTATAAAGCACTTTAAAGAATATCATAATTTGTTAGCGTAAATAACGGTTTCATAAAGGTTATATATTTTTAAAAATTAAAAGTATAAAACAAAATGAACATTAAAAATTGGTTTAATCAGTTATTTAAAGACAGTAATGACATTAATGAAAAATCAGTCGCTGGATTTGCAGCATTTTTTATGATGTGTGTAACTCTTATTACAGATATTGTAACAGGAGTATTGGGAAAAACAATGCCTATACATGAATTTGTATTTAATGGTTTTTTAATTACTGCATTAGGTTGTTTTGGAATTGCGTCAGCAGATAAGTACATTAATAAAATTAAAGGTACAAAAGAAGATGAAGAACCAAAATCAGAATAAACAAATTGTAAAAAATAAAACTATTAAAGAAATGCCAACACCAATAAAACCTCCAATATCATTTAAAGAATTCTCAAAAGATCCAGTAAAAGGTCTTTTATTTATAGTAATAATTGCAGTAGGATATTTGTATATTGATGGAAAATTAAATTATACATCTCAAATAGATACTCAAGGTAAAAAAATAGAATTACTAGAGACAAAAGTAGACAATCTATCTAACCAATTAAGAAGATCTGATAGCGCATTAGCAGCTGCTGTATCTAAAATTGGAGTATTACAAGAACTAGGTAAAATAAAATAATAATGAAAAGAATACTCACACCGATTATTCTTCTAACTTTTTTGGGTTGTGTAGAACAGCAAACTACTATAGTTCAATCTCAAAAAATGATAGAAGCTGATAAAATGCTTGAAAAAAGTAAAATAGGTTTAGATACTGCTTTAGTTATTCAACATAAGTCTGATTTGGCTACAAAAAGTATAGTAAATAACATAATAAATAAAGTTAACAGTTATAGACTAAAATCATTAGTTGTTAAAAGAGATACTGTATTTATTGAAACTAAAAAGAACTTTTGGGGTAAAACTAAAACAAACGTTAGAGTATCATCTGATAGTAATACTACGGAGATTGTAGATACTTTAAACAATAAATAACGCATACTCTAAAGATAAATTGTTATAATAAAGAAAATTATTGTATATTTACTGTATATTAATTAATTAAATAAAAACAAAAAAATGAAAAAATTAATGCTATTTTTAGCAGTTGCTGTTTTATTAACGGCATGTGGAACACCGAGTACTGAATCTGTGAATGTTGATAGCACTGTTACGCCTATTGATTCAACTGTAATTAGTGTAGATTCTACGGCTAATGTAGATACTACTAAAGTAGATTCTACTAAGCTAGTAAAATAGTCTCTCGAGAGTGGTCAGAGGATTCGACTGGTAAGACTACCCTGGAAACGTCTTATTTTAATAATTAAAAAAAAGTTAATATGTTAGCACAATGTATTATAGGTCATGATGGGATATTAGATCAAGGAGTTTTTTATACAGTTAGTGATATTACTGAAGACGGAAATATTAAATTATACGAAGTAGATCCTCCTGAACCGTTTACATCATTTAGTAGTAATAGATTTAAATTGTATACTGAAGAAGAGGTATTTGGCCCTTTTGAATTTGAAGATGAGAATATACCTGAAGAACTAAGACTAGTTTAATATATGGGGTAGGTATAGGCATTTGATTGATATGAGAAGGGTAGTATCACATGCAGACGGTTGGTAGCGTCGTCTTTAAACAAACTGCAAGAAAATAAACGCAGAAACTAAATCTCGTCAAGAAATCGGTGCATCTATTATCAACATGGCATTTGCGAATGCTCCTGTTGCTTTAGCAGCGTAATCTTCAGGTGGCAACTACCTTGGAACAGAAAGTTGCAAAAATTAATGTGAAGACTAGGTGGAGTTTGGCCCACGATTGTAGAGCTTACATTTTAGTATGCCAATACTAATAAGTTTTCTTGGTAGTCATAAAACCATGTGGTGGAATCGCTGTTAACCACACAGCCCCAATTACTGATCAGTTCGCAGATCAAACTCTTGTTACTGAGTAACAGTAAAACTAAGCATGTGAAACGTTGGTATTATGTTTCCTTATCAAGACCGCGGTTCGAGTCCGCGCTACTCCTCCATCACTTTTTTGTACCTTATGTATTTTTATAATAAAATATAATTATGCTAAGGTACAAAAAATTTTAAAGAATCTATAAAAAAATAATTATATAACTTATTTCTTATATACAAAAAAATAATATATGGCTAATATTAATGTAAAATCAATTAGTTATATATTATAAAAAAGAATATTCAAAAAAAAGTACAAAAATATTTTTTTATCTCAAATATTTGTTGTATATTTACATTCTATCGTTGATTAAAATATGATAATATGAAAAAACTTAATATTATTATAGTATTAATTATATCGCTCTTTCCAATAAAAATATTAGATGGTGCTTTTAATAATATAATTAATACTAATAAGTTATATGATACTGTTACTGTTACTACTTATAAAGTAAATGAATTTAGTAATAATGGTGATATAACGGCATCTGGAATAAAACTAACTAAAAATAATCCTAGAAGATTAAAAATTATAGCAGTTAGTAGAGACTTAAAAAAGAAATTCCGTTTTGGAGATTCTGTTATTGTTTCAGGTACAGGTACACATGATGGTATATATGTAGTGCACGATCTAATGAATAAAAGATGGAAAAAAAGAATTGATATTCTTATTAATCCAAAAGATAGGCATACTAAGTTTTATAATATTAAATTATATAAAATATAATTTAGTTACTATAAAGATAAATTGTTATAATAAAAAAAAATTGTTGTATATTTACTATATAATAATTAATTAAAGAAAAATATTGATATTTATTGATATACAAATATTAAAAATGGCACAGAATAGATTACATAAAAACCAATGGCAAATAGAGCGTAATAATACGTTATCGCTTGGCTATTGTTTTATTGCCATCAATAGTATTGTCGATAATAAACCAAAAGAAATAGGGCTTAAAGATATTGATTTAGGATAATTAAAATTAAACTAAAAATATAAATCGAAGAGCCCTGATAAAATCGGGGCTTTTTCTTTTTAATACGGTGCTCAAGCTAACTTGGTAGAAGCGTAAGTCTGAAAAACTTAAGGACTCGGGTCGGAACCGAGGAGTACCACATGAAAAAACAATTTGATATGCATTAGGTAACAAAACCTAAATGCAATGAAAAACAAATGGACTGAAAAAGCAAAAACAAACAAAGAGTACAATGTAACATTAAAAAATTATAAATGCTATTGTATGATTTGTAATAAGCGAGCTGGTATCTATAATGCATATTGTGGACCAGTAAACAAAAAACAAAATAAAAGCTGGAAACAAAATAAAAAGAAACGACAGCATGACATATAAACAAATTAAAGAACAAATAAATGCTATTAGACAAGTAGTAGTTGAAATAGGAAACGATAAAAATAAAGCAAAACAATTTCTGATTGATGCAGGAATTATAAAAGAAACAAAAATGAAACAAAAATCAAATAAACGAAAACAGTTATAACTTCCTCTTGAGTATAGAGGGAGTTCATATTCCCTTGTAGCTCAATTGGTAGATGTAACCGGCTTTTAACCGGTGGGTTGCAGGTTCGAATCCTGCCGGGGGAACATAATAAAAATACGTCTATAGTTCAATTGGTAGAACATCGCTCTCCAAAAGCGAAAATGAAGGTTCGAGCCCTTATAGACGTGCAATCAAAATTTGGCTTTATAGAATAATGGATAATTCGTTAGTCTACGGAACTTAAAATAAAGGTTCGAATCCTTTTAAAGCCACCTATTCTAATCCAATTATATGATATTTATTAATATGGAAAAATGTAAATATTGTGATAAATTATGGACTGAATTAAATTTAGGATTGAAAAAAGGAGATAAGGCTAATCATTCTAGATGGTGTGAAAAAAATCCTAAATCTATAGAAGATAAAAAAAAATTATCTATAAAATGTAAATTTTCTGAAATAAATATAAGAAATTATATTACTGAAGAAAGTAGAAAAAAACAAGGTAATAAAATAAAAAAAGCTTGGAAAGATGGAAAATACGATTCATCTAAAATGAAAAGTTGGTTAGGTAAAAATTTACCTATAGAAATGAAATTAAAAATATCTAAAAGCTTAAAAAAAGCCCATGAAAATGGTAGTCATCCTGGTTGGGCTCATATTAATACTTCTAAAACAAATAGAAGTAAGCCTGAAGAGATTTTTTATTCTTGGATATTAAATGATGAGTATTTAAGTCTACTAAATATAGAAGAAAAAAAGCCTTTTGGAAAGTATTTTTTAGATTTTGCTTTTATAGATTTTAAAATAGATGTAGAATTAGATGGTATACAACATTTAAGAAGTAAAGAATCTATAGATCATGATATATTAAGAGATAAATTTGTTATAGAAAATGGGTGGATTCCTTATAGAATATCTGTATCTGAATTTTATAAAGATAAAATAAAAACTATAGAAAATTTAAAATATTTTATAGAGTCTTTAAAAAATAATAAAAAAGATGGATGAAAAAATAATATGTCCTAATTGTTTAAGTGAAGAAAATTTTCATTTCAATTATGATTATTCTGATCCAAATCTATCTATAATAGATGTTATGTGTAATAACTGTAGTGAGATATTTGATATATAAGGTTGGATGGCCGAGTGGATATAGGCGCAGGATCGCAAACCCTGTAACATCAGTTCGATTCTGATTCTGACCTCACTAAAAATATAAATTTCATAATATCATTTATATTGTGTATATTTGTATAGATAGTTGATCTTTGACATATGATACAAAACTAGGTGTGGACTAATGGCTAAGTCGCTTCATTTGGGATGAAGACATCATGCAGGTTCGAGTCCTGCTACCTAGACTTCCTAAAATAGTAGGAGAGCGGAAGACTGAAAAGTTACTAAGCCATGCCATTCCTGATCAGATATCAGGCTACTATTTTAAATTGGGCTGTTGGTATAGTTGGCTAACACATAACATTTGCAATGTTAAATCACCGGTTCGAAGCCGGTACGGTCCACAGGATTATTAGTTCCTTAGCTCAGAGGCAGTAGCGCTTGGCTTACATCCAAGAGGTCGAGATTTCAAAATTCTCAGGAACTACATACAATGCTCTATTGTGTAATGGTAGCACACTTGATTTTGGTTCAAGTAGTTTAGGTTCGAGTCCTAATAGAGTAACAATAAGGAAGGTTGGCAGAGTTGGTCGATTGCACTAGTCTTGAAAACTAGAAGCTGTAACAGGTTCATGAGTTCGAATCTCATACCTTCCTCCGCGATATGGTGTTTGAAGCATTAAGGTGATGCACTGGTTTGTGGAGCCAGGGAAGACGGGCCAGTACCGTTCTTACACCCAACGATTAAACTAAGACATCGTAAAACCGATGAGTAGTGATTCCAAATTTATTTGTGAGCTACTTAAACCCTGATAGCAATGTTTAATCTTATTTGGAGAGTAAAACGATAAGGTTGTCGTCACCGCCTGCTAAGCGTGTGGTACCTCGAAAAGGTATTTGCTTCGATGCAATGCTCTCCACAGACCCAGTACGACACACATCTTGGCCCGAGTGTGGTGGAAAGCTGGTATCGGGCCCTATGCTTATGTAACTCAATGGTGAGAGTACCGACCTGATACGTCGGAGGTTACAAGTTCGAGTCTTGTCATAAGCACAGGTCAGTTTGCTACTTCTGCGTGGAGTTAAAAAGTAGCACTTTAAAGATATATAATAGTTTTACAAAAAAATGTTGTATATTTACTTTATATTATATAATAAGGACAGGTTGCTTTAGTGGCCGAAAAGTCTGGACTGTTAATCCAGTGTCGAAAGACCAACGTAGGTTCGAATCCTACCCTGTTCGCAGAGTTAATTGTTTTTTTAATTGAGCTACATATTTATAATAAAATAAACATATGTATCATTGTGAAAAATGTAATAAAGATTTTGAAAAAAGAAAAGCTTATATAGGACATTGCTCTTCTCATAATAGAGGAGAATCTTATAAAAAAGGTAGAGAAAAAACTGGGTCACGAAGAAAAAAATTAGAAAATAAATTACTAACTTATAGTATCTGTAAATATTGTTCTAATCATTTTGATAAAAATAAAATAGGGGCACATACTATTAACTGTAATTTAAATCCTAGTAGATTAAATATTATAGAAAAAATTAGAAATAAATCTATAGGTAGAAAATTATCTAGTGAAATTAAAAAAAAGGTATCTGAATCAATGATAAAAGCCCATAAAGAAGGTAGAGCTTGGAATATAGGAAAAAGTAGGTGGAATAATGAAAAATCATATCCAGAAAAGTTTTTTTCTATTGTAATTAATAATGAATTTATCAATAAAAATTATATTACTGAATATCCTATTGGAGTATATTCTTTAGATTTTGCATGGCCTGATTTAAAAAAAGGAATAGAAATAGATGGAGAACAACATGAAAGATATGAAGATTATAAACAAAGAGATCTTAAAAAAGATGAATTTTGTAATAAAAATGGTTGGAGTATTTTAAGAATAAAGTGGATAGATTTATATAATAATACTAAAGAAAAAATAAATGATGCAAAAAATTTTATAGATAAATAAAAAGCCGACGTCGCATAGTGGCAATTGCAAGGGACTGTAAATCCCTCCTCTTTGGAGTTCGTAGGTTCGAGTCCTACCGGCGGCACTAAAAAAATAAATTGTTTGGTTTGAAAATAATGTTGTATATTTACTTTATAATCACAATCAAATAATAAAGATCTTTGAAGATAAAAATATTTAAACTGTAGTTATAATTTGAGTTACTACGCAACCATACAAAAAAGCAAACAAACTCAATTAGTCATTCTCAGTTAAATTTATTTTGAGTAGTAATAAGTAAGAGTTACTTCGCCTGTTAAGCGCGTGGCCATCGGTTCGAGTCCGGTTATACTTTCATAGAGAGTATATAGCTCAGTTGGTTAGAGCACGTATCAAACTCTCTTAGACATTCTCTCAAAACTTATTGATGAATAGTAAGGATAAACAGTTACTTCGCGCTCAAGGTGGGCATTTAATTTTGGTTTAAACTTTCCGGTTCAATTCCGGCTGAAACTGTCCCGTAATTCTTTCATCATTTTATGTCGCGTTGGACAAATTGGTTAAGTCGTCTCCCTTTCACGGAGGAGATTACGAGTTCGAACCTCGTACGCGATACTAATTTTACTGGCATTTTAATAAAGGTCAGCGGGGCTCATCAGCAGTTTGATGATTTTGAAAATTACCATAGCACGGTCGGTAATAAGTAAAATAGAACTGGTCTCCGCCATAGTAGTGAAAAGATGAGCGCCAACGGAGCATGGTTGAATGGTTTACAATGCCACCTTGTCACGGTGTGTGGTACGGGTTCGAATCCCGTTGTTCCGGCCAAATACATTACCTATTGATACAACCAGCGCATGACGTGGATGGTGATCGAATTGGAGAGTAGGTAATTATTTACTGATGCTTGGCGCAAATGGTTAGCGCAGGTCGCTCATAACGACAAGGTTATCGGTTCGAGTCCGTTAGCATCAACAATACAACAATTAGTGATTAATACTAAACAGTGACATAATAAGGGACGTGCGTAAGCCTATGCAAAAGGCGTACCCTCGCACAGATGTTACCTCACATTCTAAGATGTGAGTGGTTTAGGTTAATGTAAACTGAGTGGGAGGAATTGTTCTAAGAGTTCTGACGAACCTAATTACAGTGAAGCTCCGAGATTTGCTGGTGGGCACACCTGACAAAGCCCTACTCTCAAGGTTTATCCTACTTAGAAGGTATTAGTTGTTGTAATCTTTTTAAACATTGCGGGGTAGAGTAGAGGTCAAACTCAGCGGTCTCATAAGCCGACGTCAGTAAAATGGCACGCCATGTTCGAATCATGCCCCCGCAACACATACGCCTGCTTAGCTCAATTGGTAGAGCAACGCTTTTGTAAAGCGTAGGTTATCGGTTCAAATCCGCTAGTGGGCTCAAAATAATATCTATGGGTAGGTAGGATTGTTATTAACCGTTCCTGAAATAACGAAATAACAAGGTAAAACATTCAGATATAAAATTCAGTAAATGTGATTAAAGTAATAGATATTATTTAACTTAATGAGTAAGAGATACTCA